TGAGCCCCTCCGGCTTCGGCTGGGGGGGCTCAAGCCAGTCTTAACTGAATATCTCGTGCCTGCTCTTTGACGAGTTACATGCCCAACGTGGCGATCGCCGGCTGTGGGATGCCCTTCGGTACGGCGGCGCGGCCCGGCGGCAGCCGCTTGTGCTGTCGATCACGACGGCCGGCGAGGCCAACAAGTCGCACTTGTGGTACGAGCAGCACGACTACGCAGAGCGGTGCATGGCCGACCCGGCCTTTGACCCAGCCTTCTTTGGCTGCATCTATGCCGCCGACCGTGAAGACGATTGGAAGTCACCGAAGGTGTGGCACAAGGCGAACCCATCACTTGGCGAGACGATCAGCGAGGAGTCATTCGCGGCTGACTGCAGGGAGGCCGAGAACTCCGCGACCAAGCTCAACAGCTTCCTGCGATACCGCCTCAACATCCCCACCACCTCCGACGTTCGGTGGCTGCGGCCCGACCAGATCGCCGCGTGCATGGGGCCGCTGTCGGAGTCGCTTGAGGGCCGCGAGGTGTGGTGCGGGCTTGACCTCGCCAGCAACTATGACACCACATGCTTTTCGGCCGTGGCCCCCAACGAATCCGGCGGCTACGACGTGCATGTGATGGCGTGGATCCCTGAGCACAACGCCGCCGAGCGAGAACGAAACGACCGCGTGCAGTACACGGCGTGGCACCGGGATGGGTGGCTCACATACACCGAGGGCCGCAGCACGGACTACAAGCGAGTGAAGGCCGACATTCTGGAGTTCGCCCAGAAGCACCGCGTTCGAAAGTTGGCCATCGACAGATGGAACGCGACGCAACTGGCCACCGAGCTCTCTGACGAAGGCTTGCCGGTGACGTTGTACGGGCAGGGTTTTGCGTCAATGACAGCGCCGACGCGCCGCCTGGAGGCTCTTGTGGTCGATGGAAAGGTGCGGTTTGGATTGAATCCGTTGGTAGGTTGGCAGTTAGGAAACGCGGCCGTACAGACCGATCCGGCCGGGAATCTGAAGGTGAGCAAGGCCAAGAGCACGGAACGCGTGGACGCGGTGGTAGCCACCATCATGGCCGTAGGCGTTCACATGGGCGAGAGCATGAAGCCCGCCGATATGCCCGAGATTTCCTTCTGGTGACGCATGGAAGCGACGGCAGCACTGCCTGAAATCAAGTTCCTTGATACCCGCATGTCCCGCTGGGATGACCTCGTGGCCATGGCCGGCGAGAGCGGCGTGAGGATAACGCCCGAGACGGCGATGAAGACGGCGGCGTACTTCGCCTGTGCCCGCGTGGTGGCCGAGACGGTTGGAAGCCTTCCGCTCCACCTCTACCGCCGTCTGGATGACCACAACAGCGAGCGGGCCAAGGATCTGCCGCTCTACAACGTGCTTGCCCGCCGGCCCAACAAGTGGCAGACCCGCTATGAGTGGGTCGAGCAGATGTGCCTGCATCTGGGCTTCTACGGCAATTCGTACCAGTTCAAGGTGGCCGGCGACCGTGGCAGCGTCAGCGAACTGCACCCGCTGAATCCAGGCGGCATGAAGGTGGTGCAGGAAAACGACAAGTCGCTGTCTTACGTCTACACGGATCCCAGCACGGGCCGGCAGCAGGCGTACCGAGACGATCAGATCATGCACGTGCGGTGGCTGTCGTTTGACGGCGTGCACGGGGAGGTGCCGGTAGAACTCGGCAAGGATGCCATCGGCCTGGCTCGCGCCCTGGAGCAGTACGCCGCGACGTTCTATCGGAACAACGCCCAGCCCGGCATCATTCTGCACACCGATCAGGCATTGCCACGCGAAGTCCGCGAGCAGCTGCGAGACCAATGGGAGAGCGCCCATCGCGGCCCGGCCAAGGCTGGGCGAACGGCGATCCTCAGCAACGGGCTCAAGGCCGACAGTGTCTCGGCTACGAACCAAGAGAGCCAACTGGCCGAGCTCTGGATGCAGTCGCTGCTCGCCATCTGCCGCTGCTGGCGGATGCCACCGCACATGATTCAGGAGTTGGGCCGGGCGACCTGGGGCAACCTGCAGAGCGAGATGGTGAGCTTCGAGAAGTTCACTATCGCCCCGTGGCTGCGTCGCATCGAGGGTGCCATTGAGCGTGACGTGCTGCCCGAGGACGGCGATTTGTACGCCGAGTTCCTGGTCGAAGGACTGCTGCGTGGCGACATCACGACTCGCTACCAGGCGTATGAGATTGCCCTGCGAAATCGGTGGATGACGCCCGAGGAAGTGCGGCAGAGGGAGAACCTTGGGCCGATGCAGTCTCCAGAGAACGACTCGCCCGGCGAAGTTGAAGACACGCCAGGCGACATGGGCGAAGACGTTGCAGAGGTTGCGGACGGCACAAGCGAAGACATGCCAGGAGACACGGAGGACGATTCAAATGGCTGACGAGCACAACGGCGTCATAGTGGCCGAGCAGATCGAGCGCCGCGATTGGGAGTTCGCTGAAGACGGCGGTGCCGTTGTCGAGACCCGTGCCGACGGGCGGCCCGTGCTCACAGGCTACGCCGTTCGCTACAACACGCTGAGCGTCGATCTCGGCGGGTTCCGCGAGACCATCCTGCCGGGTGCCTTCGACAAGGTACTGAATCGCCAGCGTGGCAAAGGCGACGTGGTCGCGTTGTTCAATCACGACCCGAATCAACTGCTGGGCCGCACGTCGAGCGGGACGCTTGAGCTCGCTAGCGATGACAAGGGGCTGCGGTATTCGGTTGTGCTGCCCAATACGGAACTGGGTCGCACGATCGGCGAGCTCGTGGCCCGTTCCGATTTGCGTGGCTCATCGTTCGCGTTCACCGTGGAACCACGCGGCGAGCAGTGGGCACCAGGCGAAGACGGCAAGCCGCGACGCTCGATCCGCGAGGTGTCGGGCCTTTTCGATGTTTCCGTAGTGACGCACCCTGCGTACCCATCTTCGACCACGAGCGTTGCCCGTCGAAGTTTGGAGGCGTGGCTAGCATCCCAGGAGCCGGCGCAAGTGCCGGTGCTTGATGCGAAGCCAGATATGCGGCCGGCAGCGGCTGCTGGTCTGCGGCTTCGTGCCGCACGTCTTCGGAGCTTTCTGCGTGGCAAAACCGGGTGACATCTGCCCACAGTGCTGCAAGGGTCGGATCCGCACTCGCTCCAGCGTGCAGGCCGGCGAGCACTCGCAGGTGCGGTACATCGAGTGCCAGTGCTGCACGTTTCGGTCTAAGCAAGTCGTGCCAGCGGAGTACGTCTGCCGTCGTGCTTTTGTAGATACAAACTCCCGGCGAGGTTAATCGGCATTGGTGCCGTAGTGTGAACGACAGACACGGACTGTCACCGTTCACAACTACGGAGTGCCAAGGATGGCCAGCCAACTCACCAAGCTTCAGGACCGGGCCGCTGCTGTGGCCGCCATGCTCGACGATCTCTCGAAGGTCGAGGAGCGTTCCGCCGAGCAGGTCGCGGAAATGGAGAAGCTGGCCGGCGAAGCCGAGCAGCTTGAGAAGGAGCTGTCCCGCGAGCACGCCATCGCCGAGAAGATCACTGCCCTGCGTGGCAAGGTGGCTGCGACTGCGAAGCCCGTCGAGGTTGCGGCCGTTCATGCGGCCCCGGCCCCGGCTGCCGAGCGTTCGCTGAGTGGCAAGGCACGCCACTTCCGTTCGTCCAGCGACGCTGAGGCGTGCGGCCGATGGATTCGTGGCTACGTTCTCGGCCGTGCCGAGGATCGTTCGTGGTACGAGAAGAACGTCGAGGCTCGCGCCCTGTCGCCCAACGACAACAACAAGGGCGGTGTGTTCATCCCCGACACCTTCGCCTCGACGGTCATCCGGCTGGTGGAGTCCTTCGGTGCGTTCCCGGCGCAGGCCAACAACCTGACGATGACGAGCGACACGCTCTACATCCCGCGTCGCGTTGGCGGCAACACGGCGTACCACACGGGCGCCAATGCCGAAACCCAGGCGACCGACATGGCGACCGACAACGTGACGCTTTCCAGCAAGGAAGTTCGCGTCGGCACCCGCGTCCCCAACCAGCTGATCGACGACTCGGCGATTGATCTCGCCGGGCTCGTGGCTGAAGAGTTCGCTCTGGCCATCGCCCAGCGGATCGACGAGGACGGCTTCATCGGCACCGGGGCCAGCCTTTACGGTGGCATCCGTGGCATCCAGTACAAGTTTGAGAACGAGACGCTGACGGCTGGCATCAACGACTCTTCGCAGTCGGCGGTTACGGCCCTGACGGTCGATGACTTCCTCGCCACCGTCGCCAAGGCTCCGACCTACGCGACCCAGAGCCCGACCTGCGGCTGGTACTGCACCCCGCAGATGCACGCTCTGGCGATGCAGTCGCTGGCCCTCGGCGGCAACGGTGCCCTCGCCAACGAGGTGCTGGACGGCGCCCGCCGGCCGACGTTCCTGGGGTGGCCGGTGTTCCTCAACAACGTCATGCGGAAGACGGCCTCGGCCGGTCAGTGCGTGGCGTTGTTCGGCGACCTCAAGCGGTCGAGCCACTTCGCCCTGCGGCGTGCCGTGGCGGTGCGGGCAAGCACCGACCGCTACATCGAGTTCGATCAGACCTACTTCCAGGCCACGGTGTCCTACGACGCGGTGACCTCGGACGTGGGCGACGCTTCGACGGCTGGCCCGGTCGTGGCTCTCATCCTCTGAACCTAACCAACCCAAGGAACCAGAATCCATGAACCACGCGGCCAACGGAAAGTCCGTCATCTCGATCAGCCCCGGCGTTGCGGGCGTTGCCTCTGCTGGCACGCACACCGTGGCGATTGACTGCCTCGGCTACGACTCGGTCAGCATCGACGTGTGCTACCGCTCGCTCGCCAACACGTCTGCCCCCAGCGTCGTGACCATCAAGCACAGCGACACGGACGGCAGCTACGCGACGATCTCGGGTCTGGTTCAGGGCACCGACTACACGCTGGCCGGCGTGACCAACACGGCGGTCGTGAACGTGACGCGGTTCGAGATCCCGACGAAGGCTCTGCGGCGTTATCTGCAGGTGGCGGTCACGCCGTCTGCGGATGCGACGGCGAACGGCACGAACAACGACATCGTCGTGGCGGCCCGGCTGGGTCGTGGCGAGGTGGGCGTCGATTCGGCGTCGGATGCGAACGTCACCAATCGCGTGGTCCTCGGCTGATCGAAGACGGTAGAACGACAACTCCAACGAAGGAGGAGCCGTGGGCGCGGCGACTTCGGCGGTGGCTGGCGTAAAGCCTGCCATCATTCAGACCGGCAGCGGGCCGATCCGATTGCACTGTGCAATGTCAGTGCCTCGGCTCGGCTGGCAGGATCACATGTTCTGCTGGGCCAGGGGCTTGGTGCCGTTCGGCATTTCCCCGATCCGACTCGAGGGTGCGTTCTGGGGGCAGTGCCTTGAGCGTGTGATGACCGACATCGTCGAGTCGGACACGGACCCCAAAGAGCCTCCGCTGTGGATCCTCACGCTCGACTACGACAGCATCTTTGAACAGGACGCTGTGCCGCGTCTGCTCACCTACGCCGTAGCTAGCGGCTTCGACTTCGTGGCCGCTGTGCAGATGAAGCGGCGTACGGACGAGCCGCTGTTCACCATGGTTGCGGATGGCGGTCAGCGGGTGGCAGAGGTGAGCCGGGATCACTTCGTCTACCACAACGTCACCCAAGCCAACACGGCCCACTTCGGATTGACGATGCTGAAGGCAGAGGCGTTGAAGAAGATGCCTCACCCGTGGTTCATCGGCAAGCCCAACGAGGCGGGCCGATGGGAAGACGGGCGGGTCGATGATGACATCGCATTTTGGATCGCTGCCCAGAAGGCGGGATGCAAGATCGGTGTCTGTCCTCGCGTGGCACTGGGGCATGCCGAGGTGTGGATCAAGTGGCCCGACCAGAACATGCGAGCGAGCCTGCAGCACCCAGGCGACTTCTGGGATCGCGGCGGCCGACCACCGGAGAACGTGTGGAAATGACGCAGACCGTCCAAATGATTCCCGTCCGCATGCTGCGGTCGTATATGTCGTACCGCCCCGGCCAGGTCGTGCATGTGACCGGCGGGCTGGCCCGCACGCTGGAGTTGCAGCGGTACGCCGTCCGTCACCAGGAGCAGCCGCAACTGCGATTCGCTACGGCACCGGAGCCCGAGGTGGAGCGTGCGGAGTCGCCGGTCGCCAAGCAGCGGAGGCGCAAGCATGCGTAACTGGGAGCTTCCTGCCACCGGCAGCCGCTACCGCAGCCTGGTTGTCTCGACGGCAAGCGGCACGAACGAGCGCCCTGTCAGCGTGTCCGAAGCGAAGGAGCACCTTCGCATCGTGGACTTTACCGACGACGACACGTATATCGGCGTGCTGATCGATGCTGCCGTGCAGTGGTGCGAGGATTACTGCGACCGCACCTTTGCGGACAAAGCGTACACCGTGGCGTTCGATGACTTTCCGAGCCTCCGCATCGAGCTCCCGCGCCCGCCGGTGCGGTTGAACGCGACGGCCACGAGCGCCACGGTGACTATCTCGTATGTGGATTCCGCCGGCACCACACAGACCCTCACGTGGTCGCAGTCTGGAACGCAGCAGTTCCGCGTAGACCGCGACCACGTTCCTGCCTTGGCTTATCCGCTGTACCTCGAGGACTGGCCCAACGTGCGGCTGGATGACAAGGCCGTGCAGATCACCTACCTCGCCGGATACGGCGGGGCCGCCAACGTGCCGAAGCCGGCCGTGCACGCCATCAAGATGCTTGTGGGGCACTGGTATGCCAACCGCGAGGCCATCGGCAGCGCTGGCCAGAACGTGCCGCTTGGGGTGCATGCGTTGCTTGAGCCCTTGAAGTGGAAGCAGTACGCATGAGCCTTGAAGGTCGCATTGCCATCGACGTGGCGTTCTCGGACTCGGCCGCCGGCACCGGCGTGCAGTCGCTCAAGCGGCTTGCACTGACCAGCACCGACGCCTACAGCAGCGGCAAGGTGGCCGTGCTCTCTGGTACTTGCGGTACGGCAGCGGTGGCAATCGCCGTGGCTCCCAGTGCCTACAAGGACTCCAGCGGATCGGCCGTATCGTTTGCCAGCGTGAGCCGGTTCGCGTTCGCGGCTTCGTCGGCTGCCGTGTGCAGCGAAGCGACCGGGGCCGGCGTGGCCATTTCCGGTGGCAGCCGCGTGGCGATCTGCGACTCTCGATCTGGCGGTACGGCTGGGTTCAATGTCTCTGCCTACTCGGGCACGGCCTCGTACACGCTCGTCATTTACGGAGCGTAGGCCATGCTCCGCTCTGGACTCATGGACAAGCTCGCCGAGGTGCAGACTCCTACGGAGAGCACTAACAGCATCGGCGAGCCGGAACTGACGTGGTCCGCATTCGCCCAGCGGTGGATCGCACTGCTGCCGCTGTCTGGCAATGAAGCCGTCAGTGCCATGGCCAACGAAGGCGTGGTCACGCACCGCATCCGCATGCGGTACACCAGCGGGCTCAAGCCGAAGATGCGGGTGGTGGCCGAGGGTCGCACGTTTGAAATCATGTCGGCCGTCGAGCGTGGACGCCGCGAGGAACACGAGCTCCTGGTGTCGGAGGTCGTGGACTGATGCGTACCGACATGACCGTGGAAGGCGTCGAAGAGATCCTGAAGGGATTTGCCATCCTGCCCAGCAGCATCCAGAAGAAGTACCTCGGGGCCGCCGTCCGCGAGGCTGCGAAAGACGAGATTCCCGAAATCAAGGCGCTGACGCCTCGAGGCCCGACCGGCAACCTCCGACGCAGTGTCGGCGTGAAGGTGGAGAAGAAGAAGCGAAACGCCACGGCCGTCGGCATCCTGGGCTACCGCTCCAAGCGTGGCGGGAACAATTCGGAAAAAGGCTTCCACGCCTGGTGGGTGGAGAACGGCACGAAGTACCGGCAGCCCAAGAACTACGCGCTCAAGGTGCCGATGGCAAACGCGGCCAAGTACCCGTATCTGCGTGGCAAGGTGGCTCGCATCGGCGGCAACGAAGGCGGCATGATCTTCTTTGGCCAGGTCAAAGGCATGCCCGCGAGCGACAGGTTCAAGCAGTGGGCCGACGCCAACCTTCCGCAGATCAAGCAACGGCTGATCGGCAAGCTTGACGGGGCTCTCGGCAAGGCGATTTCCGAGGCCGAGCGGCAAGCCATTCGCAAGATGTACAGCAAGAAGTAATGCCCACCACCACTCATATCGACGAGTCGCTCGTGCAGCTGCTGTCGGCTGACGCCGACATTGCCATGCATGTTGGCGGGCGAATCTATGCCGTCCAGGCTCCGCAAGGGGCCGACCTGCCGTGCATTGTTTACCAGCGTGAGAACACTGGCCGAGGGCCGTTCATGCACATGCAGGGCATGACGGGAATCACTCGTGCGACGTTCACGATTTCGGCCATCGGTGACTCTCTCGTGGGCGTGCGAAACCTCGCCCGAGCCATTCGCCTCGCCCTACAATTCAAGGTAACAGGCAGCATTCGGCTGGCCGTCGTCAAGAGCGACGATGACACGCAGGAGCCGCCAAACAACGGGGAGCAACTCCCGATCTACCGCACGGATTTGTCAGTAGAGATCACCTTTACGGAGGCTTGAGAAAGCCATGGCAGTCGATATTGGTCAGGGCACGTTTGTGTCGTTCGGGACGGCGCTTCACACGGCGACCGGCTACAAGATCACCGGCGTCAATCACGGCGGCGTTTCGCGTGCCGTTGCCGATGCGACGCACATGACATCGTCTGCCAAGGAGTTTGTGGCTTCCGCCATCTACGACCCCGGCGAGCTCTCGGTCGAGGTGCTCTTCGACCCAGGCGTGAAGCCGACCGCCGACATGGCCAACGTCGCGACCAACCAAGTCGTGAACGTCTACTGGGCCAGTGGAGGCACGACCACCACGCTCTGGAGCGCCTTCGGCTATGCCACCGGCTTTGAGGCTGGTGCCCAGATGGAAGACATGATGAGCGGCACGCTCACCATCAAGCTCAGCGGCACGCTGCCGAGCTAGTGCTGACAGGAGGCGCGGACTGTGGCTCTTACTCGTGAGCAGATCAAAGCCAAGCGTGGCGTTCGTCCCCGCGTGGCGTTAGACGTTCCAGAACTTGGCGGCACCATCTACGTCGCCAAGTTCTCTGCCAAAGACCGCGACCGCTTCGAGCAGATCGTGACCGGCGGCAAGGTTGGCGGCGTCAACCTGGACAACGTGCGGGCACGATTCGTTGCCATGGTGGTGGTGAACGAAGACGGCACGCGGATGTTTGAGGACGCAGACGCGGAGTGGATCGGCGAACTGGACACGGACATCGTGCAGGCCATCGTCGATGCGGGATTCAAACTGAACGGCATCGGCGGCAACGCAGTGGAGGAGGCGGCGGGAAAATAGAACGGCAGCCGGTGCTCGCGTTCCTGTACCGGCTGGCCTTGAAGCTTGGCATCTGGGACGTAGAGCGGCTGGCCGACGAGATGGGCGTCGATCAGTTGTACGGCTGGATGGGCTACTACCTGCTCGAGCCGTGGGGCGACGAGTGGCTTAGGGACGCCGTGGCGATTGCTCAGAGATACAACGCAAACCGAGGCAAGCGGCAGCCCGTCAAGCGGCCAGAGGAGTTTCTGCCGGTTCCGAAGCGGGCACAGACACCAGATCAGATCCTCGCCACGCTGAACGCGATCCCGCGATGAAACCATGGCAAACAACTTTGGCCGCGTAAACGTCAGCATCACCGCCAGCACGGGCGGATTGACGGCTGGGCTGTCTAAGGCCGGGCGACAGCTGAAGGGATTTCAGAAGAGCGTCGGCGGGCTTTCTGCCTTGAGCGGAACGCTTGGCGGAATGATGCCGATGCTGATGCCGGTGGTGGGCGGGTTCGCCACTCTGGCTGGAGCGGTTGCCGCCCTGACTTCGGCGACCCGCTCTGCGGAAGCCCTGCACAACCTGTCGCAAGAGTTGGGCGTGGCGGCTGGTGAATTGCAGGTGATGCAGCAGGTGGCTGCCGAGTCGGGCGTGAGTCAGCAGCTGCTCACTACGGGCCTGCGTCGTACCGCTCGAATGGTCGGCGAGTTGGCCCAAGGCACGCCGGCTGCGGCCAAGGCGTTCGCTCAACTCGGCCTGACGATGGACGATCTGGCTGGGCTGAGCACGACCGAGCAGTTGGCGTTGATTGCCGACCGCATCGCAGCCCTGCCGCCGCACATGCAGGCCGCAGCGTCCATCGACATCTTCGGCCGCAGCGGCCAGGGGATGCTCAACTTCCTGCGGCAAGGCGGGCAGGCTTTCCGCGAGATGGATCGGCTGCTCACCGACCTGGGCGTGAAGATGAGCGGCCCGCAGGTTGCGGCCATCGAGTCCATGGGTGATGCGATTGGCCGGCTGTCATTGCCGATGCAAGGATTCGTCAATCAGTTCCTGGCGGAACTCGCGCCGGCCATTACGGCTGCGTCCAACCTGATTGTCGATTTCTTTGCCAAGAACACTGCCGGCTGGACGATGGCGAAGACGCTTGCGGACGGGCTGGTCTCCGGTATTCGCATGGTCGTTGGCGCAATGACGCTGCTGACAGGCATCTTCC